TCTATAAATTTAACATCTTCAATTGTATGAACATCGTGAACATCACAAATAAATGCTCCAGTTTTCGTACTCAAGTCCCTCTGATAAACATACCAATTCTTCATTATTCTAAATGCCGCGTTCATCATCAACTCGCCATCAACACTCATCAACTCATTTCTATCGTTAATAATGAATGCCTCAATGGCGTTATCTAGCGTTTCTCCTGTAATTTCTGGGGAGTTTGCCTGAAGGGACACAACAATCTCTGGCTTGAAGTGCTTTCTCTCTATAAAGCTAGCTGCATCTCTGATGGCTTCCATCTTGTATACGTGATCTTGTGCATGCCTCGGATCCCTATCATGAACCTTGGCACCACACTCTAGTGCGATATTTTTTATCTCTTCGTCTTCAGTGGTGACCCACACATCAGTAATATGTTCACTTTCCTTTGCTGCCTTGATTGCCCAATATAACATTGGCTTGCCCCAAATAGGATATATGTTTTTACGCTCTAGTCTTTTCGAACCGCCGCGAGCGGGGATTATTGCAACAACTTTGGGTTTTTTGGCTTCGACCATATCTGCCAGTCCTATCATGAGTCCTTCTATCATAACGTTTTATAATAACACATCAAGTATTCTTTTGCAAGAATCTTTATGATCAAAAAGGTGATTCTGTCTCGCCTTCCTGAATTCTTCCTTAAGGTCTGCAGATGTTAAATATTTAATGGCCGCTTGGAGTTGTCCTTCGGTAAAATCAGTTTTCAACTGAATGCAATAATTATAATTGTACAAGTAATCATGCGTCACCCTAAACTTCTTTTTGTTTCCGTTTCTCACGCTCGGCTTAATATCAAAGTTTATAAGCGGAACATTGTGCATCACACATTCTTCTATAGTGGTTGATCCAAAATTAATGACAAGCTTAGAGGTTTCTAAAAGTTCTTGTGTAGTGTGAGGAAACCATGATCGATCTTCTAGGTGGCGACCACCATTTTTCTTTAGCATCTCTTTGTGTTTTCTTGGAATAGGGTCTTTGCCTCTGGTTTTAGCCAAAACTCTGAATCCTGATTTCAGCAAGAATTTCAAGAGTTTCTCCATGTTGATTCTGCCCAAATCTCTATTTTTTGGCCAGACCAAAAGAACATTGTTTGTATCTTGTAGTTTGTTGTTTTTAAGTGCCTCTTCTTCGGTGAAAGAAGCATCATATTTCGGAATACCGAGATAAAGGTTATTCCCTTCAGTACATCTATAATATTTTGCACAAAACTCGCTAGGCATAAGAATATAGTCTGCCACTTCTTTATAAAAGTTGTTATAACTTTCTACAAAATCTGTCTGATAAGTGCATACAACTTTTTTTGTACTAGGAGTTTTTTTTAGAATTTCGATCCCCCATCTGTTTTCGCTGGAAAATAAAACTCCTGTACATTTCTTAGCCTCTCCGAATGGTCTGATTTCAATGTTGTGCTTTTTGGCCAAATCTTTTATTTTATCCATATAGAGAAGTGGACAATTATATTTCTGTGAAGATGCAATATAAAAGACAGATTTCAACCCCCTGTTGTTGCCTTCCAGCACGAGAGGCATCCAATACCTAAGATGGGTCATCTCCCTGAGAATGAATCCAATCTCACTCACGTCTCAACCCTTCTAGGAACTCTTGGATTAACTTATCGAAGATCTTTCGGTCTTTGTCTTCCAAATAACCCTCTTCCAAATAGTATTTTATCAAACCATCGCCAAACAGTGAGGAAAATTTCTTGCACACTTCAGCCTGATCAGGTTTTACTTTCCACTTGTTCAAAAAGGAAGAGTCTTCTTTCCTAATATAATTGTATTCTCCTGGGCCCAAACACGGGCCATGTCGATGGCAACATAAGACCTCTTCGAATCTTTCGCCGCGGACGTGTACTTCTTTTCTTATTACTTTTTCAGTCCCACAAACATTGCATTTATCTAGAACTTTCAAATCCTCATTTTTTACAACAGGGACATCCAAACATTTAAAGATTCTTTCTAGTTCGAAATCAATATCGTTGAAAAAATGTTCAAAACTTATTATATGATCTGTTCCCGATCTAAACGTTTGAGCCAATTCAAATAGCGAAGACATGAATGTATTCTTAAACCACTCAAACACCCTGTCATCCGAAACTGTCTTACCATATCTTCTTTCTCCATATTCTTTCCATTTCTTTATCCAAGTATAGTAAAAAGAAACAGGATTTCTGAAAATGTACAATATGGGAATATCCGGATGAAAAGTTCTATGGTAATTTATCATTTTGAGTGGTGGCTTGTTGAGGATAATCCACTTACTTTCTTGAGAATTGATTTTCTTTATAGGAAACAATTGTTCGTCTCGGAATGAAGGCATCTCACCTTGAGACAAATATCTCTTTAAATCACCCTTAGTTGATCCGCCCTGGCTGCGGAAGGCACCCTCAGTAAGAGTAACTAAATTCTTGTGCCCTTGCAATTTGTGCAAAACAAGATGAGACCCTATGCCGCCGGATGCCGTTATTAATGCTGCTATCTTTGGTTTCACCCTATAGTCCCCTCTATAATCTTAATGTATTTTGTGTAAAATGAGGCGTGATCCGATACCGCCACTGGCTGTTATTAGTGCAGAAAACTTAAATTTGTTCATTTAGTTAAATCCTTTTCAAATAAATCAAAGTATTGGTTCAGACAAGACTCCCAATCTGTTGGTTGCATCTTATTTTGTTTATATTTTTTCGAAGTAATTATCGACAACAACTCTTCTATATCTTTAAAGACCATGTCCTCTCCTGCAAATTCAATACAGCCGCCGCCTTCGGCGTGCACATAAGTTGGTATTTTACAAGCTAAGCTTTCTAGTATATGGTTCGGTCCAGGGTCGAATCGAGATGCACTAATATATAAATCATATTTTCCAAGTTCTTTTCCTAGCTCTTCTCCGAAAATTGGCGGCACAACCTTGGTGTTCTTAAAGGTCCCTATCTCTCTACCAATATAGGTGAAAGTAAAGTTTTCATTTTCACCTACAAACTTGTCTATCTCATTGTAAAAATCGAAACCTTTCATAAAATTATCCGACCAATGATGAGTTACGATGTTAATTTTGCCATTATTAATTTTTTCTCGTTTTTGAAATATGTCCAGATCTACACCGTTGTAAATGGCTGAGTAATTTTTGCATTTCCACCCTTTTGTTAAATGATAGTTTTGCATCCAATTGGACACGAACACAGTATAGTCTAGCCACTCACTACAAGATAATAAAAGAGCATCCATAAAGTCAGTATTCTTTCTAGCATCGCATTCATTAATTCTTTGTACTAGTTTTGTATTTTTGCAAAATTTACGATAATGAATCGCTTCATTGATCCCTATTCCAACTTTTGCGCTTGGCCGAGGGTCTTGTAAGAATATTAAATCTATATTATCCTCAAAAGTATTCGTTATCTTGTGACCCCGGCTTGTACCGATTTCATAAAAAGCTTTAACAAATTTATTCCCCCCTCCCCATGGGCCATTCACTACTTGTCTATTAATCAGAATCTTCATAGGCGTGGATATCAACAAACTGGAACACCATTAACGTTTTGTGGATTTTCTGGTTTTATCCAATTGCCTTGAGAGTCTATTGGCAAATTCCAACCCAGGGCCTCGGAAACATCCTCTATGGACACTGGAATTTCGTTATTCTTGTGTTTTTCCAACAATTCTTGATATTCATGGATCTTATAATACTTTATTTTCTCATCATCACCGGGTGGGGCCCAATAATCACCGTATCTAGTCATTCCTCTGATTCTTGCGTTCTCTCCCTTTTCGTTGAAGATGCCAACCGAAACAGGGATTATCGGGGCACTATAAAAGACAGTCATTGAATTTTCTCTCAATAATCTTTCTGCTTTTTTCAACATCTTTGTCTCGGAATCTTCACCACCCTCGTGAGACAAATTGTCTACATCCCAAGGATAAATCAAATCTAACAACTTCTTTGTGACCATACAATTCATTGCGCCCATTACGGGATTTCGATTATAGTGATACAGGAATTTAAAATCACTACTACCCAGGGCATTTGAGTATGTACCTGACGCGTTCCTAACCCTTCTCTGAGCGTCGAAAGAGATACACCCAGTAGTGTCTTCGTAGTTTTCAAAAAAATCAACATATTCTTTTAACCAACCACCCTTGATGATAAATTGAAAATCTGCCGGAATAGGGGCAATATATTTGCCAGTTGCATTTTCAGATACAATATTTAGTGCCTTTGCATACTCGTTTGATGGGTCTCTTTGCTTCTGTCTAAAAACTCGAAACCCCCTCTCCCTCAAGTCTTCTAAATATTCATCTGTGCCGTCTTCTGTAGATGCATTGTCAACAACTATAATTTCCTTATTTGTGTAATCTTCGGTGCACTGCAAGAACGATTCCAAGCAACTCCTCAAATAATGTAACCTATTACAATTAATAAATGCAAAGGTTACTTTTGGCATTGTTTCCGACATATCAGCCTTCCTCCTCGGGATTCTCAGCTTCTATTTCGTTTATGTCGATGGCTTCGCCAGTGGTCGGGTTATAAAAGTTTAATTCGCCGGATCTATATATGAGAATTGGCTCTCTGCCAGGACAAACAGCGTCGGTCGATACCCATTCCGGGTTATTCTCTAAAAATTCGTCAATGGCAGGTTTGGTGCCTTTTTTATCTGAGTGTTCAGTTCCTTCTCTTTGGGTAACAAATTCATTGTTTTCATATTCTTTAAAATCTGCGAAGTACTCGTCCTCAGTTCCCCACTTATTTGAGTAATCATCAAAAACGACAAACCCGCCAGGTTTGAGAAGATCTGGAACGCATTCCATCTCCTTTTTTACTGTATAGTAGTTATGATCACCATCTATCAACATTATGTCAAACAACCCTTGTTGTTCCGGTGCATTTTCTTTCAAATGTTCGATAAATTTTGGTAGGACAACCAAACTAGATTCCTCGTAAAAGACTACATTCTGAGCCTCTGTAAGGTCTTTCGCCATTTGCTCACATTGGACAGCAAGTTCATCACGACGTAAAACGTCTACTCCTATTAATTCAAATTTCTCGCAATGTTTGCTCATAAAACTAAGAAGAGGAATGAAAGTTTGACCCTTGTCCACCCCAATTTCTATCACTGATGATTCCTCTTTGCCTTTGATATAGTCTACTATAAAATCGTAGTACCCCCAATAAGCCATAACTAATTCTCCTTTCTTTCAAATATTTGTTTTATAACTTGAGATATTCTCTTTCCTGATTGGCCGTCCCACTTCTCTGGCTTGGAACGTTCCTTATTCTCTTCCTTTTCGATACCTAAAACCGCTGAAGTGACTTCTTCTACAGAGTCTACCAATTGGTTTGTTCCTTCCTCAATTGTTGAAGGTCTCTCGGTATTATTTCTTAAAGTTAGGCACGGGACAGACAACGCAGTTGTCTCTTCTTGTACGCCGCCGGAATCTGTCAATACTGCAAAACTGTTTTTCATCAAAGACACAAATTCGAAATACCCAACAGGGTCTATGATTTCAAGATTTGGAACCTTTAGTGCCTCTTCCAACAATCCAAATTTTCCAAAATTGTTCTTCGTTCGCGGATGCATCGGAAATATCACCTTCTTGCCAACTGATTTACATATATCTAATATTTTTCGAAGTCCGGGTTCATTATCAACATTTGATGGTCTGTGAAGTGTTGCTAGGATATAATCTTCCTTTTCAGAAGATTCCGGTAGTTTACCAAGAACACCGTATAAAGAATCAATCATAGTGTTTCCTACAAAGAATATTGAATGACGATTTATACCTTCGCTGAGAAGGTTGTGAACTGCGTCCCTTTCCGTAACAAAGTGATAATCTGATATTCTGTCCACGATCATTCTATTTATTTCTTCCGGCATTGATCTGTCGCGGCTGCGCAAGCCAGATTCAACATGTGCGACTTTAATACCCATTTTCACCGCTGCCAAAGTTGCTCCGAGAGTCGAATTGACATCGCCGTACACCACTAAAAGGTCTACTTTTTTATTCACCAAATACTTTTCAATGCCAACTATTACATCCGCGACTTGTTTCCCGTGCATTTTTGAAGAACCGACCTTAAGATTGATGTCCGGCTTTGGCATCCGCAATGCGCTAAAAAACACATCTGATAAATTTTTGTCATAATGCTGACCAGTGTGAATAAGGATTTGTCTAACCTCTGGCACCTTTTCCTTTATATTATGAATTACTGGTGCGGCTTTAATAAAATTTGGTCTTGCACCCACAACATGTACAATATTTTTAATCAATTAAGGCTTCTCCTTCTTTTATGCCTGACTCTATAGCCCATTCGTCAGCCCAGCGTTCGGCACCGTTTACTGTTATTCGTTCCATCCATACACATAAAAATCCAGCAACCTTGACCAGGAGTCCCCTTCCTTTTACTACCCGATATATCAAACCAGGAGGTCCGTGAATTTTGCAAGAATCTATAGAAACATTCCATAAAATTATTTTTCCCCACCTTGTTTCAATATATGCACCAGGATATGGAGAAGCCAATGCTCTCACATAATCTCTAATTTTTATAGCAGACCAAGATAAACTTATCTTACCATCTTTTGGCGTTCTTTTATAGTATCTTGTAACTCTAGAATCATCTTGGTGTTTTAATTCTTCTTCGCCTGCCGCAATCATAGGTATTGTTCTACGAATCATTTTTAAAGCTGTCAGATCAACTTTTTGATATGCTGTTCTAACATCATCTCGCACCTCTATCGTAAATGGTTCGAAGTCCAGCACGGCTCCGGTATCCGTTTTGGGCTCCATCACAAAAAGACTATTCCCCCACTCAACCGGCTTTCCATCACTTTCAATTATTTTCCAGTTAATGACTGCAGCACCTCTGCCTTCTGGTAGTGGAGACGGATGGATTCCTAAACAATATTTTTTTGGGATTTTTAATATATGAGGTTTGAATATTTGTGACCATCCGCATTGAATCACCACATCTGGGTTTCTTTCTTTTATCCAGTCTCCTGTTGCGTTTATATCCCCAGTCCAAAGCATATCAAAAGTGTTTTCGAAGTCTCCCAAACTATCATAATTTGATTTCTTGCGACCCTCGGTATCATTTAATCCAATTATCCCAACTATGTCAGAAATTTCTTTTAAACAATTAATAACTTTTCTTGCTAGAGGAGTGCACCCTATTACGAGCGTCTTTAGGTTTGAGATGTCAGGATTTTGTTTGCCCATCTATTTGCTATTTCCTTGTGCCCAGCATTTGTGAAGTGGACGCCGTCTACATAATGCTCCTCAATGCCGGACATGTCACAAACGTCGAGATTAAGTTCAGTAGATAGGCTCATTATAACATCGTTGTATGATTTAGTCAAGTAAGAATTTTTATAATAGAGCGGAGTCATCCCAAGTCTTGGGAGAGTTGATATTATAATATGCATGCCGTGTATTTTACATATGTCAATTATTTGACGCAAGTTGTCTTCATAAATTTCCGGAGGTATTGCCTTCTGAGTGTCATTCGTGCCGATCATAATAAATGCAATATTTGCAACCTTGTGTGAAGAGCAGGCTCTCCAGGTCCTCTTGAGTAAATCAACGCTTGTCTCTCCACTTATTCCATAATTGTGGCAAATGTAAACCTCTCCCGTCTTCTCTTTCATTATTTTCGACAGTTCAATAGTTGGAGAACGAGCATATTCATCTCTGGCTCCGTAAGTTATCGAATCGCCTAAGCAAACAATCTCATTCCAGATCATAATCTATAATGCTCTTTCATCCATTGAACCGTCTCCCACACCCCCTCTTCAAGAGTGACAGTGTTTTTGTGGTCCAGGTCTCTGACAGACTTTGATGCGTCAACGTGCTTGTGCTTTGTTGTCAAAATTTCATTATGTTCTCGATAATCAACCAAAGAAGGGTCTGCTTTTGTGTACTTCACCAAAGTCTGTGCCAACAACTCAATGGTGTGCTCCTGATCTGAAGCAATATTATAAGTTTGGCCATCTATAAAATTATCAGCAATATTCGCTAAGGTCCGAACACTATCATATATGTAGGTGCTGGTTCTAGAGTGACCCTTAAACACGGTAATCGGCTTTCCATGCAAAAGATTATATGTAAAAAGACAGTTAACACTTCTGAATGGATGATACCATTCCCCGGGACCATAAGTGTTGAAGAACCTTACCAACACTGTTTCTGTGCCGAATTGGGAACGAGAGTTGTGAACCTGCATCTCGTTCACTCTTTTACTCATCGCATAATCATTCATTTGAATAATTGGAGTTTGATTTAGAACGTCTTCGTACATGATGCCTTCGTAATCACCGTAGACCTCTGAAGAAGAACAATGAACCAGTTTAAACCCGTGCTTTTCTTGGAGTCTAACAATGTGCTTCATTCCGATAACATTGGACTTCCAAACCTTTTCATAAAAGTTTTCGCCATTCCATCGTCCAAACTCTGCCGCGCAGTTATACACCAGATCTGGTTTTACATATTCGATTACTTGCTCTATCTGTCGGAATTCTCCGATGTCACAGCGGAAATAATCGTCATCTTTTACTTTGCCCATTCCGTGACCATAAGTTCGATCTGTGTGATAAAGGTCAACACCGAATACTTGATGACCCCTTATCTTCAAGATTTCTTCTAACTTGCTCCCTATCACGCCAAGGACACCAGTTACTAGAATTTTCATTTATTTCTCCTTTTAACCAAGAGACCTTGCTCATAAAAATAGAGATAATCTATCTCTGTCCCTAGAAAGCAGTTTATTGCATGTTCCGGGGTTTCACAGATCGGTTCTCTATCGTTAAAACTCGTATTAAGTAGAATTGGGACACCGCTCTTAGCGTGCCATTTTTTTATAAAGTTATAATACCACTCGTTATCGTTCTCAGTGACAGTCTGAAGTCTCGCAGATCCATTAAAATGAACAACTGCTGGAACCTCTTTTTGCTTTTCTTCTTTAAACTGAAGCACAAAGCTCATATATGGACTGTCCTTGTCTTTTTCGAACCAATTGCTAACCTCTTCCCTCAAGATGGAGGGCGCAAATGGTCGGAACCATTGACGATGCTTCACCTTTTCATTAATAATCTCTTTCATATCCTTGCTTCTAGGATCCGCCAGAATACTACGATTCCCCAAAGCGCGGCGTCCTGATTCCGAACCGCCGCCAAAGACGGCAACAATCTTTTGCTGATCCAAAAGGCTTATGACCTCTTCGTCTGTTACTTTTACAGACTCTATTTCCTCTTTTCTGTTGTTGATAGTCTTCTCAACAAGATCTGAATGGTCGCATCCCAAATAAGGTGTGAAGTTATCCTTCCATAAGATTCTTGGGTTCTCAAGAGTGTGGTGCCACACAAGCTGTGCTGCCCCCAGAGTTAAACCGCCATCATGAGGGGTTGGTGTTACATATATGTTCTTGCCTGGAAACCAGTCTAACATTTTGCCCATTACTACCGAGTTTAACGAAACACCGCCTGCAAAGCACAGATTTTCAATATTCGGATGATTATCGACAAACATCTTTATTATTTCCCTCATGTACACCTCTGTAGCCGATTGAAGACCTGCAGCTAGGTCAAATTGTTCTTGCTCGCCTCTTTGTGCTATTTCGGTCCACTTCCAAAGATATGGGTGCTTGGGGTCCGTTCCAACATTGGCACCTCTTGGTTGGGTGTGGGGTTTAAAGCAGGCGGCGGCTGAGTCTGATCTCAACATCTTGTCAAAGTCTTTAAAATATTTTTTACTATCTCCCATGCAAGCCATCGCCATCACCGTTCCGGCTTGATGCCCGGTTGGCCAACCCGACTGCAGTCCGAAGACATAACGTGTCACGCGGGTCCAAACACCACCGATGTTAACATCTCGGATTGGGAAAACATGCACAGGCTTTATCTTGTTATCTTTTCCTTCCCAGACTGTAAAAGCCGTGATAAATCCGTCTTCTGTTTCAAAGCCGCCACCATCCATTGTAAAAATCAAGGCTTTATCATGGTTGCTAGAAAAGAATGCGTTTGCTGCATGAGCTTGGTGGTGCCCTACGACATATATCTCTCCTCCATTTTGCTTTAATATTCCTTTAAGTTTGCTAAGAGACTCTGGATGATTCTCTAACTTAGAAAAAGAATAATTGGTCGCAAAATATTTAATATCTCGATGAGCTTTGTATTCATCGAACATAAATTGAACTCCATCACCGGCTGGCTCCTTTTCTCTTATATATCTTTCATATTCTGCATGGACAACTGGATGGCCATTGTCCAATATGCAAAACGAACAGTCGTGTCCCGACCAAGCACTCGCTACTTTCATTTAATCACCTTTTATAATCCTATGTGAATCGCTATCAAAATGTTGTGTAGAGAACTCAAACAACTCCGAGTCCTCCAGAGCCTCCATTTGATGTTTCAGAAGCCTGTAAACATGAAAAGAGTCTCCCGGATTCATAATCAACGTTTTACACTCGTTAATATCTCCCTTGTCTGAATATCTTACCAACAACTTTCCAGATTGCAAATAAAACACTTCGTCCTTCAACCTGTGAAAGTGCCACGAACATTTCTTGTCTTTCTTTATAAACAACAGTTTCCCACAATATTCTTCTTTATTTACTATCCAAAGCTCGTGCCCCCATCCTTTTGGGACATATTTTGGTTTATATTTTGAAGAATCTGTCATCTTTTATGCCCTTGTCATCAACATAAATATCGCCCGATGGCTTACCCATAAATAACTTATCATATTTAACTCCCCAACTATCCAGCTGGTTTTTTGTCATCTCGAAAAACATCTCGTAAACAAGTAAAATATTATCTCTAGTTCTTCCCATTCCTCTAGCCGTATTAAATATTATTGTATGACCATTTTCGTATAACTCATTTATTGAATCAATTCTTTCTTTTATAGGTATACTGTTTTTATAATCGCTGTTTACAGTCTCGCAAATTGTATTATCGATATCAAAAACATAAATCATCTCAAGTCCTCTAATGATACCACATAATTACCAAACTTTTTAACTGATAGTCTTGCACACTTATTCGCAAATTTGATAGATTCTGGAAAAGAAAAAGTAGACATGTAAGCAGTGACAAACGCTGCCATAAACGTGTCTCCCGCTCCACAAACATCGAATACATTAACCGGTTCTGTTGGGAAATCCTGATCTCTCCATCTGGCACCCTGAGACCCTAAAGTCACTATTACTTCTGAGTTGAATGGTTCCTTTTCAATATTTGCATATTCAAATTCATTCAGCTTTATTATGCACTCTTGATAACAAGACAGGTCCTGTTTCTTCGAGTCAACAAAAACAACAGTATCTTCATCTCTCAAGGCACTTATTATGTCTTCGCAATTATCACTGCATATAAATCCCTTATCATAATCCGAGACTACAACACAATCATATTTAAACCCGGAATCTTTGATTGTTCTAATAAGTCTTTTGTCCATTGGTTGGAGAGGTGATTCTTCTCCGATGTCGACTCTTAAGAGGTGTTGCATCGTCTTCTGATCTACATACCTTTCTTTTCTTATAACTTCGGAATTTGTTAATATCATAGATTCATGCCCAAAAGCTTCTAAATTCTTCTGAACATTCAAAGCCATCCCAGGCTTTTCTTCTACATAGGTTGTCTTTAATATCGGGACGGGTGCTTCTGGACTTATCCTATTGCACGTACCGTAGTTATATACATCCGTACAGGAATCACCTATCACTAATATTTTGAATGATTTCAGTTGTTGAATATCCATCTAAATAATTAAAGATTATAACAGATTCACATACGTCTTTTCCGACGACATCCTCTTCTTCATAATCTCCACCTTTCACAATTATATCCGGCTTTAGCTTACTAATCAAGTTAATGGGAGTGTCTTCTTCAAAGACGTGCACCTTGTCCACGTATTTGCAGGACTCCAACATAAATTTTCTATCGTTTTCCGAGAAGACAGGACGGGAAGGTCCCTTTAATTTTCGCACACTTTTGTCACTATTAAGACCCACGATAACACGACCATACGATTTGCAAAACTTTAGAAGCTCGATGTGGCCACGGTGAAGTATATCAAAACACCCATTGGTAAATATTGTTTTTTTAGCCATAAGCGAATTATAGCAGAAACTCTAGTACTTTGTCAATAATTTCTTTTTCATCATGATTAGATGCGTCTTCTACACACTCAGGGCATTCTACCTTAAGCCCACAAGGTCCGTGATTTGCAATATTGATATTAATGTTTTGGGGATATGCTACCATTCTTTCGTCCTGGTATCCAGTTATTATTACCACGGAAGGTGTGTCTACGGCGGTTGCAGCATGTACTAGCCCTCCCTCTGTACTCAAGAACAACTCGGAATGGCCAATTAATATCGTTGCCTCTCTAAACGATGTCAATCCTCTATAATCTACAACGTTTTTCAACAAAGGTCCGGCGTGTGTCCCTAGTTGGACTATTTGAACCTTATCCTTTAAGGCTTCTACTATGTTTTGCCAGTTTTCCAGTGGGTAGGACCTGTTTTTGGTGTAGTTCATCTTTGAATACGGTTCTATAGTAATGAATTTCGACTCCAATCCCTCTAAAAGCTTGTTCACTCTTTCTTTTTCAGCGTTTGTAAAGTATAATTCACACCTAAGTTCGGGGTTTTCAATGCCATAAAATTCACACATCTGTTCTATTATGTGTTTGTCGCCCCTATGATAAGCCTTAATTGGTGTGTCATTCTTGCAATAATTTGCTTGAGGATTGTTTAAAAACAGAGGAAATGCCTCGTCACCGTCTCCATTTTTGTAAATATAGGGGTTATTCTCGAATACTGGACTTCTAAGCAGTTTATTAACGTTTTTGCCATCACCCTCACAGGGTAACACTTTAAGTCCCTCAGAGAGCTTGTTTGCCACCTCTCTGGCGACTGCTGTCCATGCTAGATACCCACCTAAACCCACTTCATTTCACCCACAATATTTAATCATTAAATCATAAGCGTCATTTGCATATCGCTCATAACCAGCATGCTTGAGAATATATTCTCTCGGAGAGATTGACGGCTTAAGGTCACCATTCAAGAATTCTTTTACTTTCTCAATATAAGGGATAGCAGATCCGTCTTTTCTCTTAAGATACTTTTCTGTCATTCTATCTGTATCGTGTACCCAAAAGTTTTGGTCAAATATACTCGGAGTATTATGCGGAGAACCAATTACTGGAACATCTAAAAACATCGCCTCATATGTTGCGATGCCTGGGCACTCGTCTAGACTTAAGTTAATGCAACACTTGGACTTCAAGAGCGCATCAAAATACTCTTCTCGCTTATAGCTGCCATAAGTTAATTCAATATAAGATAAATCGTTTTCTTCTAGAAGATCTATTATGCCTTCGTGAAAATCGAAATAGTTGTCATCGTACCTTCTTCTTTTGGAGTAAACAAGACAATCATATTCTATGTTCTTGTTGTTTATAATCTCTGGGTCTATATCAAAGGTTACACACTTATCTAGATAATCAGCTTTATGAACCAAGTCTTTTCTCAAAAACTTCTTAACATGATTGTTGTAAAACTCAACTTGATCGATATACAAGTCAAACGCGACCTCTCTCACAAACCACTGATCCCACTCATCTGCTGCGCCTATGTCTGGGTAATCTAAGAGAACATTTGGTCCAAAAACAAACTTCTTATTAGGGAAGTTTTGTTTTAAATTAAAATATAAAGTTGGATTGAATCCTTTAGCATAAAACCAGAATACATCGAACTGGCTAATATCGTCACCCTGCTTAAGATTCCAGATCTCTTCCACATTAAATCTTTCTAATTTGTCTTGATTTAGGGCATCGACATGATGACTAAAAGTGAGACCAGGTCCGCGATCTCCTCCAGGGCGGGAGCACATTAAAATATTGAATTTTTTAGAGGTAGTCACTTATTGGAAGTTCCTCTAATCTATCATAAGGTTGTTTTGCTTTTAGTTCTGCTTCAATTCGAAGCTGATCGGTTCGATGGACCTTATCAACAGCTAATGGATTATCTCGATTATAAACATATGTTATTTTGTCTACCGGTTTAAAATGTTTGGGTCCGGCCATCTCAATCATTGGGTACATTATAACTCTATCCCAAGTGAACTTATAAAAATTGCCATCGGTATCTTTCATGTCTTCCTCTTTGATGCTCATAAAAAGCTCTTTTCTAAATGTTCTCAAGTGAGAAAAGGTCCACTCCTTGTGGCGTATATTCCCCGTCCAATAATCATCTGTCACTCGTGGTCTAACCACCGTCCCGCCGACGCTTTCGATGTAAGAGCCAGCAGTAATCCAAGCATTTGGATCTTGATACACCTCATTGAGATGTTGTAACACATATCTATTTGCCAACCAATCATCACCATCCAGAGCCACTATAATGGAGTCTGGACGGGCGCAATTGACTGCAGAGACAAGATTAGGGAGGGCACGAGTATTATCAGTGTTATGCACAACGGACAACTTTCTATCTTCATTTGGTCCTGCTCTCCACTCTTTAAATAACTTCTCTGCTAATTTGCCCGTTTTATCAATTGACGCATCATTTATAAACCGAATATCAAATTTATCATATTCTTGCTTAATAGCAGAATTTACATTTTTTTCAATCCACTTCTCATTGTTATAGGAAAGTATTACTATGGTGAAGTGATTTTCTATCAAACATTCTTCTTCGTTTAACAAAATGCGTTCTCCCAAAAATAAGACGGTCTAGATTTGAGATATTCTACGATTTCCTCATGATCTTTGTTAAACCATTCTTCTTCGCGGTGTTGAACGTTCTCATTTAATTCCAGTTCACACCCTAGCAACTTTGCCTCAATTATAAATCTAGGACACGTGTCTAATCCTCCTGGCTTGAAACACACGCCCTTAGATAGAGCCAACTTTTCTAGAAATTGTATCGGTTTTAATCCCCACAATACTTCGTATTCTAGATTGTTTTTCTTACACCACTCTTCAGACTCTTGAGCACCCTTGACCCAACTATCGGATCCCAAAACCACCCAATTGCCCTTCTTTCTTCCCTTTGCTTGTTCTCTGAAAGATTCCACAACCTCGAAGAACTCTTTTCCAAACAACGAGGACAAAACATGCACCTTTCCGGAATCGGCAATGTTTATCGATTCAAGATAAATTTGTTTCTGTTTTTCTGACATGAAAAATATAGATTTAGCATTTTCAACAAATCTTTTTATCCTTCCACCCTGTTCCGTTTCACCATAGTCGCACTTTTCGCCTTCAACCATCTCGTATAAAAGAGGATTGCGATGTTTGCAAAATTTATAATCAAATTCAATAAATGAATATTCAATCTCATGTTTTTGAATCAACTCAAAAATTTCAGGAGACATATTCGCGATATTACCAAAAATCCATTTTGCTTTTTTATTATCTGAAATGAGCTTCTCATTCAAGAGATTAGAGTTTATCGCTCCGATCTGCTTAGATGGAGAATTCTCAATTATGGTTTGCAAGCTCATTTCAGCACCGCCTTGATATTGTCCTGCGAAGGCGTCACTAACATAAACATATTCTGGTGGGTTTAATATGGTTTGGGGGATTACAGCCGCCAACATATTTTTCAGCACCTCTTCTTCCGAATAATTCTTAAGTATATGTGTTTTAAGTTTTTTAGCCCAGGACACATATACCCCATTGTTGGTGTGAAGTGCTCGGAGTTTTTTCTTAAAATCAACTTTATTGGGGTAAGACCACATAGATCCTTCGGGAAGTATGTCCTTCCAGATGGCTTCTTTTTGCACAGGTGCTAAAACATAATCAACTCTCGCGAAAAGGGCTTTTTTCTTCGGCTTGCCGCCCTTCCCCTTTGTTTTTACAGGAGCATAAAGAAAATCTAAATGACCGCTCCATCCAGTAGCAAGGACAGGAAGTCCGTTACAAGCCGCTTCGAATAAGGGTAGCCCAAAACCTTCGCCGTGAGTTGCACTGATTATTGCCTTGATCTTTGGATGGGTGTACAAGGAATTGAGTTCTTCGCGGGTCATATCTCCGTGCAAAAAATATATTCTGCATTTTCGATCTCGAAATTCCTTTTGGCCCAAAAACATTTCTAACTTTTTCTTAGTAAAGGACTTGTCCATATAACTATTCTTAGCAGTGTTTGTTTTTATAACCAATCCAACGTCTTCATTCTTGAATTCTTCGATAAACCATCTTAAAGTGTTCTCAAGATTTTTCCTAATTGACCACTGTGCCACCATAAGATAGTTAAAGTCTGTTTCTAGGTCTAACTTAAAATTCTCATCTTTTTCCAGACTCCCTACTGGATAAGGCACAACATCCACAGGAGACCCACACCCTAAAAGAGTCTTTGTTCCATTCTCATCTTGGACTTCGTACTTTGTATTTTCAAAAACCCACTTAGCAAATTCGGAAGGAACAACTAGCCTGTCCATTTCATGACTTTTTTCAATCCACTTGGGAGCAACCTTTGTTGTTTCGATACCAGCAGTGACCGTAACAGCATACGGTGCCAGTCTATTAAACTCGTTTGGAATCCCAACCCTTATGTGAAAATCAAATTTTCTTTCATTTTCTGGAAGGGCTTCCAGCTTTTGTTGTAAAGTGGACATCCACTCCCTCTCTTCTGAATTTCCTAGAATCCACGAAGTGGTTCCCCAATTTAAGGGAGACAGGTAGACATCTAAAAGATCTTCTCTCGCACGCAATGATCTCAATACTAACCTCGTATGTTCCCCATATCCGGATTGTGTTAGTGCCGGTCCTTCTACAATAACTTTATACTTCATTTTATTTCCACCATATCCCAAGCTTTATGTTTCCTAGTTTCCCACGAGCCGCCCTCTTCATGGATTCTTGTTAAAGTTTCGTCCCAAGTATCAATATAGCTGTCAAATCCATAATTATTTAACACATGTTGACGGCCAGCTGCGCCCAATGCTCTTCTGTCTTCCTCTGTCATGTTGTAGATTTTTTCTAAAGCATTTATAAAATCTTCTTTAGAAATTCTATCCTCGTAAATATAGGGCACTTGCTGAGACCCTATAATTGATTTAGATTTTGGTTCGAGCCCTATTCCAAACCAATTTTCACCGTCTGTGACTTGCTCCTGGAGACCTCCTGTCATGTTAACAATTATCGGAGTTTCACAGGATAAAGACTCCAGCGTTGCCAGCCCAAAGCCTTCAGCATCTGAAATATTAATTGTGCAATCACAAACGTTGTAGAGCATTGCAAGATCACTCAAGGTGAGCTTGTTAACAGATAATAATGCCTGACCATCAACCATATTTGTCTCCGCAATGATAGCCTCCAAATCTTGACCATTTGGATCTTTTGGTTCTGTATGCATGATGATAGCGGCATTATCTTTTCCAACCTTTTCTAGGAATTCAGAGAACCACCAAAGAACAGTGCCGGACTGCTTTCTTCTGGCATTTCTATTGTTCCAAAAGAAGAGTGTCTTTGGATCTCCGTTTTTCTTATATGCTAATTTGTTTTTTCTTCTAAAATCTTTTATTTCTTCATCGGGTAATCTCTTGAATACATGTACGTTGGTTGTGTGAGGAATCCTAAGTCTTTGCACCTCTGGTGCTACTTCGGCAACGATCTCGTCTGTTAGCTTACTTATCGTAGCTATTAAATCATTAGACATGTAAAAGTCTCTGTTAAATTTTGGAGCAGGAAAGTTATCCCATACGTGATAATATACAAGCGGGACGACAGATCTTACTTCGTTCTCAATCTCCCACAGCCATGGCCAAAAGCGCGGGTCCGTCATAATCCACATTATATCTGGCTTTTCTTGTTGCAATAGCGTTCTAACTGACTCTTGATTGCCGTATCCGTCAATAGGGTGTATCACCCAGTCATCGCCATATTCTTCCGTTGTAATTGGTTTGTAATCAGCATGCTTTATTGCACCGCCGAAACAAACAAATTTAAACCTACCAGTTTGCAACAAACCCTCGATCATATATCTTGTTTGTCCAGCTACCCCGGAAGGGGCAAGTGGACTGTCTGAAATAATAAAGACTTTAATTTTTTTCATAGTTGTTTCCTTTATGGGCAGTGAGAAGATTTATAGAATTCACATCTTTTACATGATAGCTTATTTTTAATGTAATTTTTACTATTAATATGTGTTAATGCTCGATATAATAAGTCTACGGCGTTTGCTACCCTCTTTTTGCCATTCGTGACCTTGAATATTTCAGCGTTGTTTTTTTTAGCTGTCCTCTTCAAAAGGGCAAAATAGGTATCTACATTATCCGGATCGATATTGTGTTTTTTACAAAAATAATTCTTGTAAAAGCTCAATTGATATACTGTCATCTTTTCCGATTTCCTTTGCGCGTCCCAACCCCAAGAGCACGTTTTCCAATCTATTACATGATATCTGTCGTCTGGTGTCTTAATTACCAGATCAATGAATCCTTTAAAATTAAAATCTGTTTCAAACTCGGTAATCCCTTCAAAAATTTGCTCCTCCACCGAGACCACTTCGTATTTTTCGAAGGTTCTCTCTAGCTCGGGAAGAATATATTTTACTAAGTTCTTTCCTTGTTCTACCATTTCTACAACTAATTTTTTATTAATTTCTTCTAATTCTAGATTTTTAATTTCTTCTACGAATTTTTTCTTAAAAGAGTCTTCACCGTTGATAGTGGAATCTTGTACTTTTAATTCGCAAACGTGATGAATGGCGGTGCCAAATGCAGTGTATTCATTGCCCTTAAACTTCTTTATCCCATCTAGATAAATTAACTTATGTTTGAATGGACACTCATTCCATATTTTCAGTTCTGAGAAGCTGATTTTTTTGAGGTTCGGTCTTTGTTTTAGGCTTTCTTCTTCTCTTTGTTGTGCCTGTTGCAACTGGGACATTTGTCTTCCTTTTCTTTTGAGTGGGGACTTGCACATTCTTGTTGAAAACCCACTCACCTTCCAACTTTGGATTGTCACTATAATTATCCAACACCGTTTCCCCAATGCAATTGGCAAAGTCTACACCCTCCCTCTTGAGGAAGTCTGCAACGTCTTGTGTATCGACGTGTGTGTTTGGATCTACAGCTAACGATCTCTTTATTATTTTAACCGATACTTTTACTCTATTCAAAGTATTTTCAATTATCTTAAATTCCATATTCTTTCTCCTTATTATAGTTTAATTTTTCTAGTTTGTCAAACAAAATCGGACTAATAGATGCTAATCTATTAAAATCTTTTTTGTTGTAAAAAGTCTCGAACCCACTGGCGAAGTATTCTCTCAGGGAAGTTGCCGCATATGGAGAATAAAAAAGATTAACACTTATCGCGGCTAGAAGTGGGTATCCAATTTGATAAAACAGCACCTCATCAAATTCTTTAGAATATTCGGGATTTTTAAAATCTTGATATTCTATATCTAAGTCCTTTTCCGATTCTAACAAGTGATATAATCTCTCCCTCTTGGACAAAAACTCCGATTCCAAGTTACCATCAGAATATATCTCTATAAAGTTGTTTTCCTCGGCGGCGTGGGCGATTTCATGAACAAGGTCATCTATCATGTCGCTCTCATCATCTTGTTCATTGGTGACATATATCGCTCCGTCCATATAAGCCGCATTGACACTTTTTTTAGTTAACTCTTCAAAGTGTCCAATCATAATATAATCAATATACTCCAGATACGCAGGAGGGACCTTGCTAGATACTTCACCAAGAACAACATCTAGATCAATATTTCTTGTACTAAAATGATCTTTCATTATTACTTGAATAGACCCAAACTGATCTTCTCCCGATGCTTGTCTGGATTTTTTATTAGTTTCCTTTATGTAGTTTTCAATCAACTTCTTCCTCTTTGTCGGAGGAGACCAAAGATGACTCTCTCTGCAATCTCTCTCCTTCCGTGACATCTTCAAGTGCCTGATGATATCCTCTTATCCAATTTTCTTCTGCGATGGCCATAAGAAATTCTGGAAATTCTTTTGCCATGGTTTCTACGATCATTTCAACCGTTACTTGATCATCTTCCGGATTGGTCTTTTCTCCAACATAGTTGACCATCCAACTTTTCATTTCGGTGGTCGGTTCTACATTTTCCTTGATGGTTCCACCTTCTTCTAACTCACTGTTATCTGTAAACTCAACTTTCATTTTAACTCCTTTGTTATAATAGTTTAGCTGCTACAGTTGCAACTTTGGACCTTTCTCCCTTAAACAGGGTTATGTGTCCAGCAATATCTTGATCTTTAAATTTTTCCACGATGTACGAGAGTCCATTGTTTGTTCCGTCAATATAGACATTATCGATCTGTTCTATATCTCCTGTTAAAATTATTTTTGTTCCCTCTCCCACTCTTGTCAAAACAGTCTTGATTTCATGACGATTCATATTCTGAGCTTCGTCTATTATGATGAAAGCATTTGAAATCGACCTGCCCCTTATATAAGTCATGGCTTCAACCTCGATGCGACCCTCTTCCATGTGCATCTCTAGAGTCATTTTATCATTTCCGAAAAGAAATTGTAAATTATCTTGTATTGGAGCCAGCCATGGCATCATTTTCTCCTCCATTGTGCCAGGCAAAAATCCGATATCCTTGCCTACTGGCTCGACGGGCTTAGTAACAACAATTCTATTATACATGCGGTCGTTAGCCACCTCCCCGAACGTTTGGTGCAAAGCAGATGCTAGTGCCAACAAAGTTTTGCCTGACCCCGCTTTGCCTATTAAAGATACCACTGGAACTTGCGGGTCCATCAATAAATCTAGAGCAAAAGATTGCTCCTTATTTCTGGGCTTAAGTCCCCATACTTTTCCTTTTGTAAATGTTCTAACTTTCTTAAGTGGCTGTTCATAAGATAGAAATCTTACCAGAGCAGTTTTTTTCTCGTTAGAACTAGACACCAACATCACAAACTGATTAGGGTTAACCTTTATTTCATCTTCGTCAAGATATACTGGGTTGTCATTATAAACATTGTCTATTATTTGGTCATCCACTAGGTGCGTTTTAAACCCTGTATATAACCCACTTATATCCTCCACTACCTGTTCTATATTATAATCTTCGCACTCCAGCCCCAAAGAGTCACACTTAACTCTCATATTAATATCGCGGGAAACTACAATTATATCTCTGTCGGGATTATTGTTTTTTTCCGAAAGTGCTGTTGCAATTATTTGATTATCTGCATTTTCTAAATCTAGGTCATCAGGAAGAGCGAATGGATCATAACTTTTTGCAAACACTATTCCCTTTCCATCTCCTATTTTTACACCCTGGTGGAGATTGCCGTGTTCCCTAAGTTTGTCTAATTTTCTTATTATATTTCTAGCATGGACGCCGACGGGGTCTTGACGTTTTTTATGCTTATCCACTTCGTCCAGCACCTTGAGCGGGATAATGATGTTATCTTCTCCAAATGATTCTAGAGATTTAGAATCTGTTAGGTATACATTAGTATCGAGGACGTATGTTTTTGACAATTTATCTTTGCTCACTTCCACCTATAATAAATATGCTATCTCTTAACTTTTACCCAACTAGTAGGGAGAGTAGTGTAAGTAAAGTTAGAAAACGCGGCACTTTGACTTCTTTTTCCTGGGTTGATTTTTTGATACGAAGATATTGGCTTCATATATTTTGAAACAACTGACTCTTGATTCTTGCCGTCTAAGACGAGTTGTTCGTTCGTATTGCTCACCACCGGGGGCGATGACATTAAAATAACAGCTATAGCGTACTCTTTCATTGTGTTTTCCTTTTTAATTAAAAAAAAATATTCTTTTATTTATACTTAATATATAGGAGACAATATGCGAAATAGACTGATGTTGTTGATCCCCATATTATTTTTATCTTGTGGGGGATCACAGGACCTCATAGAGAGATATGCGACAGATAAAGAAACCACAATTCAAACAGAGACAATTGGACATGTCGCTGTTCCTACAAAAGCTTTTGTTAAAATTTACAAAACTCTAAAAGTTTTAGAATGTCGAAAAAAAACCAACACTATATGCAAAAAAGGAGACTCTTTTGTCTCAGCTGGATCGGGCGTTTCTATAGGGATAGCTAGAAAGGGATCCCTGCTGCTTACTGCCGGGCACGTTTGCCAATCTTCTTTAAGTGCCGCTGCAGCTGCAGAGATTAAAAAATACCAAATCTCAATGCACGTTAGGAATATATATAATGAATTAAGAAGTGCTAAAGTTATATATTCAGTTAACGGTGTTGGGAATAAAAGAGATCTGTGTCTCCTGTTCTCAAAAGGATTGTATACTAAAGGTGTCTTACTTGCAACAACCGGTCCAAAAGTTGGAGATAAAGTATTCGCCCTTTCGGCACCGGCCGGTATCTTTCATCCTCCAACAATGCCCATATTTGAAGGAAGATATAGCGGTCCAATACCAGAATCAGATAATGCAATGGTCACGTTACCAGCTGTCGGCGGCAGCTCCGGAAGTGGTATTTTTAATAGCCAAATGAGATTGATTGGAATTCTTTTTGCAACGCATCCAAGGTTTAACATTGTTACACTATCTTCTAGTTATAAAGCAACGGCAGACTTTATAAATAAAGGATTTAAAAAATTTTTAAAAATGGATCTTTAGGAATTTAAAATCCAAGAATTTAAAATGTTATTTTTTCTTTCTTGAATGAGGCGCAACCTAGACGCAAAGTGCATTTTACCAAAACTTTCTGCATTGGTAATTTCTAATTCTAATTTCTCTATTTCAATTTTAAGAAACTCAATTCTTTTTCTTCTATCTTTCATATTATTTTATACCTTTAATTGGAATCTTTTCGTAACACACATACAGGCGATATCTAAGATTTATTCCATATCCCGATCCTTGAGGTGCCATAGATGGATTATAATAAACGTCTTTTACATGATCACTTTCGATTAAACGCCCGATGGCAGCGTCAGAAATTTTGTCTATAGTTACTTGATATGTGTCCCTCGTTCTGGGAGTCTTCTTGTGATTGTCCCACTTAACCCCTAGGTATTTTAAATCACTAAGCTTTTCTTTTAAGAATTTTAATGATTCGCTAGAAGTTATCGATCTATTTTTTATTGTAGTCATCTTTAAACCATCCTTTTCCCAACAAGCGAAAGCTTGTAATACTTATGCATTTCTCCAGAGTATCGTCGTGTAAACACTTAATACACTTTCTTAAAGGCTCCTCCTTCATTGTCTGTAAAGATTCAAACTCATGTTCGCAATTCGTACACTTATATCTATAAATAGGCATTTATGCTTTTCCTCGTTCTAAATAATCTCGTCTATAAGACCGTATTCTAAACATTGTTCTGAATCCCACCATATATCATGTTTTAAAATTTCATCCATCTTTTCTTCTGGTATCTTAGTGTATTGTCTATAAATATTTTTTATCTTTTTCATTAACATTTCAGAATTCTGCATGTCATCTTGCATATCCTGAAACTTGCCCCATAAGTGTCCGGACAACTGATGTACTAGCATACATGCGTTACGATGCATATATCTTTTACTGCCTACGACACTTATTAGAGTTGCGGCACTTGCTGCGCACCCTTCAATGATCGTTTCTACAGGAACTTTCGATGTCAATATGTAATCAACGGCAGATAATCCAGCAAAAACACTACCACCATAACTGTTGATGTGGAGCCTTATAGAATCTGCTTTTTCTGATTGATATACAAACGCACGAGTTGCTAAATTATTCCCCAAATTTGTTATCGCCTTATTTAACTTTAATATCTTCGGACGATTGACAGAAGAATAAAAGAAAATATTATTTCCTGAATATTCGACAACATTAAAGTCATCGCTGTCGTTATTTTCCTTCGGCGAAGAAACCTTCTTTATGACTTCTCCCTTTTCTTCTTCTAGACCCCATTGATAACTTCTCATCGTTTCTCCTATTTTAGTGGGCCACCTCGGACTTGAACCGAGAACCTGCCGGTTATGAGCCGGATGCTCTAACCTATTGAGCTAGAGGCCCGTATTTATCATTATACTCAATAATCTTTATAAATTTCAATTAATTTTTTACGAATTGTCTTTCTTATGCCAGGATTTACTTTTAACACTTCCGGCATGACATTATGCCTAATGTGGTTTCTCATTATATTTTTTGTCATACGATTCGACGGGTCTTCGATCCACTCAACATCTTGTCTTTCCGCATAATTTAGTATTTCCTTCTTTTCAGTCATAAGGAATGGTCTATAGATCCTGTCCCCTCTTTTGTATGGTATCATTTTTGGATTACCGTGAAAAGAACTAAACAACCATGTCTCAACAACATCATCTAAATGATGGCATGTTATAACATTCCTCTCATTCAATGAGTCTAGAAAATTATATCTTTCTTTTCTCCAGAATTCTTCTAAAGAAGAAGACCTTTCCTTTATTCCTTTAACTCTCCCAACTGTTAATATTAGTTTATTTTTTGCTGCAAAGCTTCTAACAAAGTGTTCTGATTCTTTTGAGTGGGAGGTATCGTGATTAAAATAAGCAAGCCGCACCTTTCTTTTCCCATTCAAAAGAAAGCGCACTACCGACATTGAGTCGACTCCTCCAGAACACGCAACGGTCACTTTTGGAGGTATTTTGCCTATAATACGAATCATTTATAACACTTCCGCTCATTAAATTAGCTTATTTATCCTTGTTTGTTTTCGCCACACAAGAAATCTCCCAATCAAATCCCATGTTATTTTTTTGCTTGCTTGCAAACATCACAGCCTCAGAAAAAGTCATTCTCATAACGTCTTGAGACCTCCATTCTTTTTTCTCTCTATTATAAAAAGTAATTACGTAATTAGACATTTTTATTACCTCAAACGTAATAATACCATCATAAATTAATTAAGTCAAGAACTTTATTTAATTAAAATTTCATCAAAGCCAGATTGTCCGCCGACGAGCCAATTTCTATCAATATCGCCAGATACTCCGTCAATCTGTTCATACCCTGTCCATTGCCAAACTCTCCACTCTTTCCAAGACCCTAATCTATCCTTTTTTATTCCGGTTACTCTAGATTTTCTACTATAAGCAGCGTGCCACAATGTATACGTATCTAAAATTGAAGTGTTCTTATTTAATCCATATTTGACCATGTTCCCTCCAGTATAAATCACTGGACGTATGCCTGTTTCCTTTTCTATTTCTTTTAAAAACTCAACTACCCAATTGTGGATAGACGCGGCATCGTGGTCTCCGTTTCTTTCAAAGTCCAAAACTGGTCTTAAATCTCCCACATCTGTAGGGCAATGTTTGGCAAAATTTTTAACCTCTTTATAAGGGTCCAAATGAAGATCCGGCCGGGCGAAATGATAGGCACCAACCGGTATACCCACTCGTCGGCACTCCGATATGTTTCTCTTCGCCTTCGGATCTAGATAAGTGTTTCCCTCTGTCGCTTTTACCCAACAGAAATCCGCTAACCCTGTTGTTTTTACAGTGTCCCAATCAATCATACCTTGGTGATGGCTAACATCAATACCTGGATAAATTTCTATTCCCAAAGATGTTCTAGTCTCAGGACCAACTCTGCCATCTACTGACAAAGAGTTATCAGACTGATAGTCTTTTACTGCCTGTACTGTCTTTTTTCCATAATCGCCGTCTACAACTAAACCTCCGATTGATTTTTGTATTCTTCTAACTTCCTGCCCTTTGTGTCCTTTTTCGTGAATCCATACTTTCATTTTTATATTCTCCTAATTTAATTAGCGGCATAATAAGGAATCCAATAATCGGTTCCATTAATGCTAACTCTAACATGACCAGTCAACGCTCCAACGGACGTATCTGTCGAAAGACTCTTTGTTTGGTCACTTGCTGTACTGCCTGAAAAATGAATAAACGGTTCTTCTGGGTCTAGTTGTTCTAGCTTCATAGTCGATTTTCCAGTTCCATTTGGACTAGACACATGTAACCTATTATCGGGTGTACCCGCAGAAGAACCAGAGACACCAATTCCAACCCTTCCTTCGTGAGTTATTCTCATCCATTCATGAGAAGCAGTATCATCGTCATCATTAATCATCGAAGTGCCAAATACTAAATCACCGCCCTTGTCTTCAGCACCATGAGCTTCTGCAGCATATGCTGCAATAAATGCTGATGCCTCCAAAATACTACTCGGTGATTTCCAATCCGTCGAATCAAAGCCGATGCCTCCCAGCAAATCGCCGTCACTTGTTGAGTGATCGACCCTAGTTATCATTATGCCGTTGTTACCATCACTTGCATCATGGAAAAGTCCTAGTGTGTTAGTCCCACCATAAGTCCCGTTGGTATAGCCGCCGCCAGTGCCATCTACTTGGAGCTTACCTTTTCCAAGTTGTATCTCACCAGACGTGTGAAGCTCGAATGCGTTTGTAGAAGCAAAAGCTCCTCCAATCGAAATTACAAAAGCATCCTGAGAATCATCTATGCCCATATAAGTTGGTGCGGTAGCGTGATTGAAACTGATGATTCTATCTGTTCCATCTGTTGCTGAAGCTTCACCACCGATTCTCAAAGCGTTGCCGTTACCTATGTTAACTTCGCTACTTTGGATAGTGAAGTCGGGACCGGCAGATGGCAGCGAGCTTGGAATTAACGATTTATTACGATAAATAACAAATTCGTTTAAGCTGTTATCAACGCCTATGACCGTTTTGCTGGTGCCGGTATCTCCAAATGTTATTTGTCTATCTGCGCCTGCATCATTTGTTCCAATGTGTATAGAACTTGCGCTTAATCTAGTTATTATTGCTTCATGAAACGTGGCACTAGATCCTGAAACAAGATGCCCCTTTACACTTGAACCGCTAAGGGCGTGTCCTCTTATCAAACCAGATCCAGATAAAGCACCAACTGTAATACTACTTACTGTCATTGCGGACGCAGAAAGTATTCCAGCATCACTTATCGTTGCTGAAGAATCTTGAATAGTCGAACCACCAGTGCCGCTAAATCTAACTATTGCATTATCTGTGCTGGATGCCGGTGTAGTAATGCTAGATCCGCCCACAGATGATAATATGATCATCCCTTCTCTGCTAAGACCTAAATGACTTTCTTGACCGGCTAAAGATCCAGTTTGTGCATTACCCCAATTTATATCACTTAATTGAACTTTCTTTTTGGACATAGAGGGACCCTCTCTTAATTATAAGTAGTTTATTTTATAAGATCTTTTCCACCTAAGATTGATTCCAATATTGATTCTAAATTTTCTATTGTTTCCGTCATGTCCAGAGTATTTGCATACTGAGCCACTGTTGGAGAAGATTCTAAATCATCTCTTTCTTTTTTCAGTCTCTTAAAATCATCTATTTTAGATTGTAATCTCGGAGATATAATAATTCCGGGGTCGCTTTCTACTTTTTCAATTACGGAACCCACTGTTTGAAATAGAGCCAATTGATTATTCTCAGGTACTTCTTTGAATATGTCAAGCAATTCTTCTACGCCCTTTAACCTTCTTACTGGCAAATCAGAATCTGCGATTTCAAGTGCCCTTGTAATATCTGGGTTTTCGGGGTCAACGTCTATTTTCACTGTCTTTGGCTTGCCACTTTGTTCTGGATGGTCGCTTTGGTGTGACGGTTTTCTGCCAGGCATATCTGGACGTCCGGGGATTGGTTTGGGGAGAGGGTCTGGTGGTGTCAGTTTTGGCAAGGGGATTCTTGCTTCTTCCAAAAAGGACCTCCAATTTTCAATTATTAGTTTCATATGTTGTGTGTGCCTTGTTCTTGCGAATTTTTCCATACCATACTGTGAATATCTCTTACAGTTAACCCTGCGAGGTCAGTGGTATATCCAGAGCCTTTTTCCACCCCAGATACCGGATGGTTAACAGACCCGTATATCCCTCCAGACTGCCAATCTGTTTTTAGCGCACCCTTACTATTCAACCAGTGGTTGACAATCATTGCGCCATAAGTAATTCGGAAAATACCTGCGTATTCCTCCACCTGTTCATAGGAAGGGAGTTCAAATTTTGTAAGATATCCTGTCCAATCCTTGGACTTGAACGGGCTTCTTTCGTAACAGCGAGCCAGTTCCTTTCCAATTTTCCAAAACTCTGATTCTTCTTTGGGGAATTTAGAGCCTTTCGCTTGTGGGTGACTAGAAGGTAGTTTTATGATCCAAGGATCGCCATTATGTTGTCCAACTCCACCCATAGGTAACCACATATCTTCTGTATTTCTTCCTGCAGTTCCGGATCCGGTGCTTCTGTAAAAAGCAGTCGGACCTTCGTTATTAGTTGGCAGTATAACAATTTCACGCTTAGTGGGTGGCAGCATTACAGAAACGAACATTCCGTGAGGGCATTTAAAAGAATCGCCTTGTTCTTTTAAGTGATGTCGCCAGTTTTCCATTATGAGTTTCATAATATATTACCTCTTATCATTAAATATTAATTTCTTTGATATTAACAAATGTGTTATTACTTCTAGATTATTTTTGCTGTACATTTTAGATAATGGAGAAGTCGTCCAATCATCTGGATATACATCTTGAACGGACATATATTGGTTGCAATCGTCAGACGGATCATCTGGTGTCAGTTGTTTTAATCCGTCATCCTTACGGGCATCAAGTTGTGTTTTTATTATGTCCGATCTAGATTCATATTTATACCAAACCTTTTTTGCATCATCGGAAACTGACTGCCTGTCAGGAGTTAATCCTCCGCCGTTTCTGGATGCCCATTCAATCGCGATCTCGTATAATAGCGGACCCCAACCTTTTTCAACAAATGCCCTTTCTACTGTCCAGCCGTCTAAACATTGTCCAGCATAGTATTTTCTTTTTTCAATATTAATATATCCTTCAACCGGAGATATAAATCCCCGCTCCCTTCCTTCGAGGTGAATATATTTTACTGTAACGTCCTCATTGAATTGCTGTAGGTGGATTCCCAACTTTCTCATTTCGAAAAGATTATCTATGGCTGTTTGGATACGAGGATCTGTTGCGATGCCCTCGGTTAAAAAGCTTCTCCAATTTTCCATTATGAGTTTCATATATTAAATAGTCTCCAAAAAGAGAAAAGGTGGTGGTGGGGGCGGGAGTCGAACCTTAATTAGTTTTAAAGTTATGAAATTCAGCAAGGCCATGCTTTTTTAAGAATTTTGCAACAACCTCCTTCGGCAGATCAACAGAGCGGCCCCCCATATCAGGTGTCTCGATCTCGATCACACTATCATCCCAGTCAGGTGACTTCATATTCATAAGCTCCTCTGGCGACATCGAAAATTCACCATCTGGTGTTTTCAGTACAACTTTTCCGCTTTCTGCTTCTAATTTCGTTTCGGTATTAAACTCTAGAACGGTTCTTCTCCAATTTTCCATTATCAGTTTCATTATAAAGACCCCATAATTTTAACAGCCGATGGGGGTACAACGCCGTGGTATTCCACGGTATCGCCATCATTGCCGATTACGTTGCGATCTATCTGAAACAGGCTTTGGTCTAAATATGATGTATCTATTTCCAAAATAATTATTTCATAATCTTCGTTTTCTTCGTATGCCTCGGCTGTCTCCGCATACGACTCTGCAACATATGGATCTGTAGCCAAATATACAACCCCTCGTTGTGAATCATCCCATTGGATGTCTCTATCACCGCCAAGACCATCAGTCTGAATTGATGAAAGGAGGTGTTCATATGTTGCATGATATAGTTTAGCTGGCATTTCAGCCGTTTCATTAATAAACTTTCTAAAGTTTTCCATTATAAGTTTCATACTTTAAATAGGTCTCAACAAGAGAAAAAAAAGAAAAGTTGGTGGAGGTGGCGGGAGTCATTTTCTTTTTTTCTCCCACGGAAACATGTATTCCTGAACTGATAGGCTTGATATCCACATCCTCTCCTCGTTCTCAAATTCTAAGAGGAATGATGCCGATCCCGTAATGAACGCCTTTGGAAATACTGATTTGATCACCTTTCCCTTCTGTCCGTGATACGCCTCTGGAACCCAATCCGTTCGTGAATAGTTTTCTCGAATTGTCAGGAACTCGTGTTCGCACTTTACGTCTAGATCGATACAGTTTGGATACTTGTATGGGTCAAACATGTTAGTCACTTTCTTCTCCTTCTTTGTTTGGCGAGGATTCAAATGAGACAATTATACTCCATTTAGAAGTAAATGTCAACCTTTTGTCTCGGATAAAACTTACTCCACTTGGCTCCAAGTGTTGACCTTTTTAGAACTTGTCACTGCTTCACAGAACAATTTTACCTCTTCATCTGAAAACTCGTTTCTACAATAGTTGGCCATAATTGATACATAGCGAAGGTTTCCCCTTGTGTATCCCTTTGAGTTGTCAATACGGTCAAGCGAAGCACGATAAACAGATCTGTCTTTTCTCACAGAAGATCCTTCCGGCAATAAAAGCTTCCACCCAGTAAACGGACATATTCCTCCCTGCTTCTCCCAAAGATATTTTAGATATTTTAAATCAATATCACTTTTGCCTTTTAGATATTCTCTTCTCTTTATAGATCTCAAAAAATACCTAAAAGGAGTATATTCATCTGGCTTTCTTGTCGTTAAAAACTCTGGCTTGCCTACTCCAAGATGTTCTCCTAAGCTTTTTTGATTTGCTTTTCCAGAACATGTTCGCGAACAATAACATGGCCTTCCAAATTTTTGACTTCTATTATATTCTTTCTTGTCTCTTAGAAATCGCTTACTACATACAGCGCAAACCAAATTGACTTTGGACATCTCCACCTCCTTTATCTATATTAAATAGTATTTAAAAGGTGGAAACGCCCAAAGTTTTGGGTGGATTTGGAGGTGGCGGGAGTTGAACCCGCGTCCAGAACATCTCAAATAATACGCGATTTACAAGGTTAGCGATTTACAACAAAAGTGTAAAGCTTTTCGGCTTCTCGAACTACGTCTTCCGTGGTGAAACCATCCACAGACGACTTATCATCAGCGGATTCAAGCCTGCTATGAAAATTCTCAGAGAGAATGTCCCTTGCAAGCGTGAGCAAATCTGCTCTAATTCCGTATCCTGATTCTTTATTACTCATAATATTTCTCCTTGTGTGTATGTGTAAATCCGATATTTGGTAACCAGGTCATCGGAAACCCGGGAAGATTAAGCGGCAATCGCGAAATCGTCTATTTCAACGTTATCGTTGGCATTTATAGTTTTGAGTAGTTTTACTGTGCCTACTCACACAGCCTTGCACGTATTATTATCCTTACCCTGTCGATACCTTTACACCCCCATAGTTTTTTAATTATAGCATAATAATAAGTAGTATTCAAAATAAGAAAATTTGGTGATGGATAACGACCTAGGATGCGCTAAAATCAACTAGTGTAACAGTCTTTGTATTTCCGC